TGTCTGCTAGACTTTATCTTGACAGGCGGGGTTATAGGTACAATACTTCTTACCATACTAAATTCCCTGAATTTTTAAAAACAATCTATGGTATACCTATGCCAATGACATGGGGTTATCTACGTTGGTTTCATAAGCATTCAGGCAAACTATTGGTCAATACAAGATCAATGAAGAAAGAGTTGGAAGATAAAGGATTCACAGGTCCAATGATTACATGGACTAGGGGTGTTGATAGGAAAAAACTGAAACCAACAAAAGGATACGATTATGGTGATCGACCTATCGTATTGTATGTTGGTCGTGTATCAAAAGAAAAGAACCTAGATGCATTATGTGAGATGCAGAACACCTATGATATTGAAATTGTTGGTGATGGCCCATACAGAAAGAAACTGCAAGAGAAATATCCTAAGGTTAGATTTTTAGGATATCAACAAGGTTCAGAGTTGGCAAATAGTTATGCACGTGCCGATGTATTTTGTTTCCCAAGCAAGTCTGATACATTTGGTATTGTGATGATTGAAGCAATGAGTTTAGGTACACCAGTTGCAGCATATCCAGTAGATGGACCATTAGATGTGATTGATGAATACACTGGTTGTATGGACAAGAATCTACACAAAGCAATTATGACCTGTTTAGAAATGGATCGTAATCTAGTCAAACAACGTTCTAGCATGTGGACATGGGAACAGTGCTGGACTATCTTTAGGGATAATTTAGTAGACATCATCTAAATAGGCGTTTAGGGGAGAGATTCCATGAAACGCCTATTTTTCTTTGTAATTGCGTCACTCATAGCAGTCTTAGCACAGGCATCAGAACAATATCGTTTACCTTTTGTAGAATTACAAAACGGCCCAACTAAAATTCCTTTTGTTGAACATGAATGGGTTCTCGGAGCAGAGAGAGCCGATTGGTTATTATATCTAGAAAAAGGAATGTTCAAGAATAAAAATCAACCCATGTATGAATTTCATGCTGTTACAGTATATAAGAAACCGTATTATAGTGACTCAATAAAGACGGAAGTGAGCAAGATATATACATACGGAGTTATGAATTGTAATGAAGCAAACCTGTATATTTTGTTTGAGTGGCATGTTGATGTGAATGAGAATTTAGTATTCAAGTCATCGCATGAATTTGGAGCATATACAGTTGAGTTGCTAACCCCATTCACAGCAAGAAATGATGTATACAACCAAATATGTAAGGATTCAATATGAAAAAGATTATAAGTTTAGTTCTATTATTGGCAGCACAGCATGTATTAGCATGGGAACAAAAACTTCCACTACCAATTGACCAATGTGCAGTTCATGCACCATATGGTATTCCAACAGTAACTAAACCAGATGCAACAGTAATTTGTCGTAGTGGTTATGTTACGATGCATGATAACATTGCAAAGATTCCAGTATGGGCATCATATGCCATCGATGCACAAACAGCATTAGGCTGCATTCCACGAACCAATGCATTTGTTGCAGACAATTCAATACCATTAGGTAAGAAAGCATCACCAACAGATTATGCTGGCACTGGATATGATCAAGGTCATTTAGTTCCTGATGGTGACCAATCATATAATCAACAAGTCGAATGGGAATCATTTCTCATGACCAATATGTCACCACAATTACCTAATCTAAATCGCGGTGTGTGGAAACAATTGGAGTCGAATGTTCGTGCATGGGCAGTGCAACGTAATCATAAACTTATTGTGATACCAGGAGACATTTATGACATTCCTACGGCTAAAAAGATTGGTAAGAGTAATGTGGTTGTACCTTCGGCTCTCTTTAAGATTGTCATTGACACGCAAACAAATGAAGCACTAGCATTTATTTACGAGCATAAAGAATCACAACCAACCGATATCACATTAGGTCAAGTATCAATTGCTGAAGTTGAAAAGCGTACAGGTATTACATTCCCTATGCCTAAAAGTATAGATAAGAATACTAAACCAAAAGTATGGACTGCCGACTTAGGTGCATTAGGCAAATCCAAGAAAGCAAAGTGTGGTAAAGATGATTAAACTCCAACACGAATGTTCCGCATGTGCATCAGAGTTCACGATTCAGTATGATGAAATGAATACCGAATCTGATCCTGCACATTGTCCTTTTTGTGGTGAATTCTTAGTATTGGATCCAGATGATTTTGGTGATGATGATGAGGATGATGAATAGGTATGAATTGGTTATTATGTGGTAGTGAGTATATCGATGATGGACTGAGTTTTGGTTTTGTCTATATGATAGAAAACACAGTTACAGGGAAAAAATACATTGGACGCAAATACTTCACACAAGCGGGTTACCGTACAGTCAACGGTAAAAAGAGAAAAATTAGAAAATCCAGTGATTGGCGGGATTATTACGGCTCCAATGAAACCCTCAAAAGAGAAGTTGCCGAACTAGGTAAGGATAAGTTCGTAAGAACTATCCTTCACCTATGTAAATCTAAATCAGAATGTTCGTACCTTGAGACGAAAGAAATATTTAAACAAGATGCATTATTGAGAGAAGATTTTTATAATCAGTGGGTAACTTGTAAGATTACATCAAAGCATCTAACTAATCTCCAGATAACTGATATCACTAAATAAAATACTGCGTTGCAGCATTTTTAGACTTCCCTATGCATAGATACATGTATAGGAGGGTTGCACAATGCTAAACAAACTGATAGAATGGTTCATAAGACCACAACTAAGCGAAATAGAACAATATATTTCGGCACATAATCCAAAGAACACTGCGGATGTGGAAATGTTAATTAATGAATTCAACTACAAAAGGAAACTACAATGTTTTTAAATCAACCACAATTTCCAGTATTTTATACTTTTAATGATCTCAACCGTAAGGCAGAGGAAGCAGCAGTGAAAACTATTGATTTCAACAAACAATTCATAGATAATACTATAGCATACTTCGATTCCATTACAGATAATCAGTTTACTACATATACAAAGAAGGTAGTAACTTTTAATCAGAATGCGGCGGAAGATGCAAAAAAAATCATCAAAAGTGAGTCAGCCAAAACTAAGGCTTGAAATAGAAAGTAAAACCAAATTTTGGCACCCAGTGAGTCGCAATGGGTGGTGGATTAAGTTCTCCACCTATCGTGACCGCTATATTTTATTAATGATAGTTTCAAAATATACCGCACAGTCCATCATACGATATTATGAAGATGAAGATGAAGCAGTCGCATTTATTAATTTCGTTACCACCTGTGATCCGAATGATTTAATCGAATCGGCATAAAGTTGTAGTAATGCCGCAAGCACAAAAAACTTGTCCTAGATGTGGAACACAACACCAGAAGCGTGGACCTTTTTGCTCACGATCATGTGGTAATGTTCGTGAGCACACCGAAGATGATAAGGCAACACGATCCCAAAAACTTACCGAGTATCATCAAACACCAGAAGGGGCGGCAACACGTGAAAAGTCATCCCGTATTATGTCTGCCAAAAGAAAAGGTGAAGATTGGGAAGAAATTGGTATGGACGATTTTGCTGTAGATATACCTGATGTTACCGATTATGCGGCAGAATATGATCATACATGGCAACGTGCAGAAAAATGGTAACTTGACATATAAACTAATCTATCGTATAATAACATGACAGGCAATCCAGAAGATGAATTAAGTATCATTGAAAAGATTGATGCGGCAATAGAGTTTTTTACTACGGTAAAACAATTCAAAACCTTGTGTTTTGTTCTTGAAGAAATAAAACAAGAATTATTGCATTCATACAATGAAACGGAATACTATGAGGAACTATGTGAGGGTTATGAAAAGATGATTACGGAATTAATGAAATAACATGAACATAAAAGACAAACTATTGAATATCCAATACGCCATAGAAAATTGGTATAATGCAAAACAAATGACCGTCGTTGAGATGCTGGTTCTTGTTGTTCTATTGGGCCTGTTGGTCGTGCAATCAGCAGAGGCCAAAACAACAAAACACAAACAAATTGTTCCAACAAACACCATGTCTATCATTCACGTGGATTTGGAGCATGGTCAGATTATCAAGGGACAGAATGTTGATCGTGTTCGTGGACTTGCCAGTATCACCAAACTAATGACTGCAATTGTTGCATTAGACCACAATACAGATATGGACAAAATATTGACACTGAGCAATAAAGCAGGTTCTAGATTACCACGCCGTGAGTACACACGTGGTGAACTATTTCATGCAATGTTAATCAAATCAGACAATGGTGCAGCAGAGACGATTGCGGCAGATTACCCTGGGGGTCGTGATAGATTTATATCTGCGATGAATGAACGTGCCATGTTGATGGGACTAAAGAATACACACTTCAATGATCCTACTGGACTGAACATTGGTAATGTATCTACTGCCGATGATGTGGCAAATTTAGTAGTAGGTGCAGCATACTATCCACAGATTAGACGCATATCTACCAAAGAAGAATCGACTATTTTAATTCCAATCAAACGCAAAGAACGACCAGTTGTGCTAAGTAATACTAACAAAGTCCTGCTTCATGAATTTGATTCAATATTACTGAGCAAAACTGGTTTCACTAATCCTGCAGGGTTTTGTGTTGCCATATTAATTGAACAGCAAGTAAAGAATGAGTTACATCATCAGGTAATAGTTGTGATGGGAGCAAAGAATACCGCACAAAGAGTTGATACTGTAAAACGAATGATGTATCATGTGATGTATGGTGGTGAGGGAAATGACAGCCGAGTCTAACACTAAACCATGGATGTCCGATGAATATGATATGCCGGTATTGGAAAATGAAGAGATGTGGTCGCAACGGGTGATTGATGAAACAGCAGCATACTTATGGTTAGAAATTGAGAGAGAAGATAATGTCAACAAAAAACAAAAAGATTGATCAAATCGTAACGCATCCTAAACCAATAGTTGAACAGTTGTTTCCTTCACCTGTCGCTTTCAGTAAATTGCCACGCAAATATACTGATGCTGAGATGGAATTCATTAAAAAATGTGAATTGAACACAGTTAGGAACACAGGCAATACTACAAGTATAGATCGATATGTACTGAATGATCCAGCAATGGCAGGAATAAGATCATTCGTTCAATTTTATATCAATCATTTCATGGAGAGTATAGAATCACCACATAATCAGGTTGAAGCATATATCACACAATCATGGTTGAACTATACGCAACCAGGTGAGTTTCATCATAAGCATGAGCATCCAAATAGTTATTTGTCTGGTGTTTTGTATATCAATGCCAATCCAGAAAAAGATAAAATCTATTTCTACAAGAGTGGTTATAAGACCATAAGATTAAATATTGAAAAATTTAATCAATTCAATTCAGATTCGTGGTGGTTCTCCGTTGGTACATATGATTTAGTGATATTTCCATCGTATCTAACACACATGGTAGAGCAGACACAGAGTGACGATACACGAATCAGTTTGTCATTCAATACATTCCTTAAGGGATATATTGGTACTGAAGAAAGTTTAACATCATTGCACACTGGCGATCCTGTCGATACAACAGAATGGCGTAAAACTAAAAATGATGAACCAAAAGACGGACCTGGGGGTTCAGTCTAACTGGCGTTAGTATAATGGATAATACAGAGGATTTCTACTCCTTTAATGTGGGTTCGATTCCTACACGCCGGACCAAATATATTATGGAGTTATAATGGCTAAAAATTCAACATTTCAAGTACCAAAATCCGGCACACGAATTTATACTATATCAGTTGGTAATGGCGGAAGTGGTGGTACCCATCTGAGTGACATACCCAAATCATCATCACATTTAATTGATCCTAGTGTTTTAGAACATTTCATTAAAGATCATGAGATTCAAGGTCAAACAATAACCGTCAGTAATCATATTAATCATAGAGATATTGAAAATTCTGCCTTATCTGATAAAGATGTTCAGGATGGTATAAAACGAGGATTATTGAACCTATTAGTAGAAAAATTATGGAACTCAAATATGATAGAGTTCACTCAACAGAAACAGGTTACAGAGGATGGTACTATGTTCCGTGCTAGAATTCATGTGGTGCCAGATACACAAGTCCGTATTATCAGGGAGATAAAAGATGCCAGAAAAACAACGTAAATCACTATGGAGGAAGCGAAAGTTTCCAAATAGATAACAGAAAACGACACTTCGGTGTCGTTTTTTTACAACAAACTCACAGCCCTTGACAATCCGGTAGCCTTCTGACATAATGGAAGCATAGAAGATGAAATTGAAAGTGAGTTTGAAATGAAAGCAAAAAGTAGTAAGTTTGATTTGAGTGAATTATGTGGTTGGGTCGGTATGGTTCTTATACATGCTGCGACACTTCCGACAAGTCTAGGTGTGATTCTAGGGTATAACGATAGACTTCCACCAGTTAGTATGGTGTTGATGGTCTGGGCAGGTTTGTTCTTGTTCTTGATTCGTGCATTAGGTCGTAACGATAAACTGTATATTATAAGCAATGCGGTTGGTTTCTTTTTTAATAGTGTGTTGTTAGCCTTGATAGTGTTTAAATAGGAGATTACAATGAGTAAAGAAATGTTTGGTATGTCCGAGAGTGACATCCGTGAGCAGTATATGGAAAGCCTTACTGCAAAATTCAGTGGGTTAGAGATGGTGGTTGCAGGTATTCTGAGTGATTGCCAAGAATTGACAGAGCGTGGTCAGTCAGAGCAAGTTCGCAAACAATTAAATGTTGCGAAATTTATCTTGTTTGAGATGATGGATGCCAAGCGTGATGAAGAAACAGTTCTTGTAAATTCAGACAATAAGGAGATTGCATAATGTCAGTAATAAATCAAGTTATCGCCTACGAACAAGGCGAATTGGATGAAGATGGTATCATCGATTTGTTTCAGGAATTGATTACCTCAGGTATGGCATGGCAGATGCAAGGATCATACGGTCGGACTGCAAAAGCCTTGATCGATGCTGGTTATTGTGTAGAGGCGTAATCCTCATGAAGAAATGGTCAAATTTGAAACTTTTTGTTGTTGCTGGTAACTATCAAGAGTTCGAGGACTTTGTTATCAAAAAGAGAATGAAAGGTTTTACTTATGATTTTGTATACATTGCCAACGCCGAGGAGTTACGTGGTATGAGTACCATACGTGGATTCTACATAGGCACGTATAGAGACCGCTCAGACTGGCCAGAGATACGAGATGCTATAGCCATCATCAAAGTGAAAGAAAACGCCTCACAAGACGATCTGACGGACATTCCATTTTGATAATGGAATACTGCTTGACAAACCAAACACGGAGATGTAATATGGATAATGTACCAACAAACGAGGAGAATGTTGTGGCAAGAACAGAGGAAGAAGAAATTAACGAATTGGCAAGTATGCTGGCTTCGGTCGGTATTGATGAAGAAGATGAGGCAGTTTTGGATATGCTGTATGCCGAGCACGAAGCAAGAATGAATGCGGCAAACAGTTATGATAATGATGCAAGTTCGTATGGAGAGATGATATGAGTATATCAAATGAATTGGCTACGGCCCTGATTGGTCTGAAAGATGTAATCGTGGCAGACTATGCCAGATTCCTCAAAGAGATAGATTGCTCGAAAGATAAGTTTGGCATCGAGTTTGAGACAGGTAGCAAGTATGTAAAGGTTGTCAGTATTTCTGGTGGTGGTAGCCGCTCGGTACACTGCTTTGTTGAGAAAGCAAGCGGTAATATATTAAGAGCCGCAAGTTGGAAAGCACCTGCCCGTAATTTTATACGTGGTAATGTATTCGATCAAGCATCCTATATTAACCGTGTTCGTTGGACAGGTGTGTCATGAAATTCTGCAAGGACTGTATTCACTTCCTACCGCTCTCCGAGATGTGTAACTCGGAGAGTTCTGTAAGTAGCATTGATATGATATGGGGTCGGCATGAGAAAATGTCGGCACGTGATATGCGAAATGATCCTGGGCGGTGTGGACTTGGTGCGAAGTTGTTTGAAGATACAAATGGGTTCAAAAAATATATTGGTGAAGGAGTTATAGAATGAAAATCGTGTTAGCATTGATGCTGCTATTATTGGCGGCATGTAATACCACATCTGGCATACTAACAGGTGCAGGCAAAGACCTACAGGGTGCAGGTGAATGGATTCGTCCACAACAATCTTTATCATTAAAATAGGAGTCAGTATGAGTGTGAATCAATTTTTTACCAGTCGTGAAGAGTATATCGCCGTGTTGGAGAATGAGGTAGAAATTCTACGGAGATATTATTACAGTCCATCTGCCGAAGGTACTGGACATTATAATACCGCTATCGGTGTGTTGACGGAACGTATTGCAGAACTACGAAAGTTGGCAGAGGCTGCATAGAATAAATATGGCATGACCGATGATGCCGACGACCTCAAATCAAAACTTGACGCCCACAAGCCCAAGAAGAAAAAACTAGCCGTGCCCGAAGGTTTCCTCGAGGAAGCAAAATCCTATGAGGGTAAACTGATGGCGGTTAGAATCATTGCCGAACGTGAGAAAGGTCGAGTCCTTCTCATGTTCAAAGGCATGATAGCAAAAGCCGATGAGGATCGTGCTAGAATAGCGGCAGCCCAAGAGAAGGCAAAACGTGATGCACAGGAGAAAGAGGCATTGGACCGTGCCGCTGCAATAGCAAAGAACAAAGCCAAAAAGAAATGAAGGAACTGCTTAACATACTACCAAAATTATTGGAAATGATGCCGGATATCGTGAAGTACCTGAAGTATATTCCTATTCTGATGGTACTAGCAGGCATTGGTTATGGTATATTCTTTTGGTCGCAGAATTACCGTGATCCGTTTAAATGTGTTGACAATCAAATTTATGAGCAAGTCCGCGTGGATTCCAATGTGTATGAATTCAAGGGCGGATATTGTGTAGAAGGTAAAGATAAATGACGGATAGACAAATAATGATTTCCTTATGGACAGGGTTGATTTGCCTTGTACCTATACTGGTATTTGGTTTATATCAAGAACGGTCAGAGTATTCTAAACAATGCACCGAGGCCAATGGTACTCTAATCATGACCAAGAGTGATTATATCTGTGTTAAAACAAAAGCAATAATTCCCCTCAAATAACATTTCAATTGTTGTAAAAATACAACACCCCAATAGCCCTTGACAATCCCCGCATTATCGGCGATAATCATTATGTTGATGATTAATAAGGAGTATTAAATGAGTAATGAAAAGTTTGAGTTGTACACCGACGAAGTGTTCGTCAGTGAAGCGAAGTCCATTTTCACAATGATATTAGCCGATGTGCCATCGAAAGAAATAGCATCCCGCTTGAATATCACCGAATATGATGTTGAAGATGTTATGCGTGAATTTATCAAAGACGAGTTGTTGTCAAGTTAGTACCAAACTAGCCCTTGACAATTGTACCGCTTTTTGAGATAATGATTATGTTGAAATTGATTGAAGGAGTATGTAATGAGTAGAGTTTATAGTGAGTACGGACCAGATGTCCGTATTATTATCGAGGGACATAATCTGATTGTCCAGAAGTTCGTTGAATACAATGACATGGGATGGACGAGGGTTGCTGCCTTCCACGAAATATCGGATGATTATGCATTCACCAATGCCCGTAATTGTGCCGAGTCCACATTAGCGAAAATGAGAGGTGAATTAGTATGAGTAATAAAGTCCGAGTTATTGTGAATGGTGTGTCATTCTATACCACCAAATCACAAATCGTCCGTGGTGTTGGTGATGTTTCAATAATCAATACCTTTGTTGAGTTGGCGCTAAAAGAGTGCATCCGTGACGGTATCAAAGGTCTAGGTCGTACCTTCACCGCATACGATTCAAAGATGAAACCAACCGCATACCAAATTCAAATTAATCTATAAGGAGTATTATATTATGGCATACGTATCCCAAGAGTTGAAAGCGAAGATTGCACCTAAAGTTAAAGCGATCCTGAAAAAATACAAAGTGAAGGGTAGTCTGGCAGTTAATCACCACTCTACGCTGGTGCTGAATATCAAAGAAGGTGCCCTTGATATGTACAAGGATTATGGTAATACGGAAGATGCTGCAAAATTCGGTATTCAAGTCAACCCATACCACTACAAGTCGCATTTCGAGGGTCGTACCCGTGCCTTTCTGGCTGAGGTGATTCCTGCACTGAATGACGGTAACTGGGACAAGTCTGATGTCCAATCCGATTACTTTAACGTGGGTTGGTACGTGTCAGTGAATATCGGTAAGTGGAACAAACCATACGCAAAGGTTTAATATGAACGAACGAATAAAAGCGTTGGCAGATAAGGCACAAGAGTATGCCGAGTGGGAGACGCCTCAGGGATTGGAGTGGTTGGATAACTTCAAAGAACAGTTCGCCCTATTGATTATCAACGAATGTGCGAGCCTAGCCGAAGATGGCTTTTTTGATGATTTAGATGGTCAAGAAATTTGCGATGGTATCAAAAATCATTTTGGAGTATAACCATGTTCATGTTTGACGTTGAGACGCTAGGGGTAGCATCCGATTCTGTGGTGCTATCAATGGCCTGCATTCAGTTTGATCCCACGACAAATCCTACCTACAAGGAATTGAAAGAGTCGGCGTTTTTCGTCAAGTTCGATGCCAAAGATCAAGTCAATAGACTGAACCGAAAGATTGACAAGTCTACGGTCGAGTGGTGGGGTAAGCAATGCCTAAACGCAAAAACGAAGTCATTGATCCCGTCCGAGTCCGATGTTACAGTAGAGGATGGGATAGCAGAGTTCAGTCGATGGGTAGAGTCTAAGTCCGACAAAAAATCGTATGTTTGGGCACGAGGCAACCTAGATGAAATTGTGCTCCGCTCACTAGAATATCAAGCCACGGGTGACAAGGATAATACGGTCTTTGCTTATAATCGTTGGCGGGATGTTCGTACCGCAGTGGATTTCCTAACTGGAAACTTTAACGGATATTGTCAAGTTGACCATCCAGATTTCAATTTTGATATCGATGTGACTAAGCACAACCCTATAGATGATTGCGCCTCTGATATCATGATGCTACTGTACGGAAAACCGAAAGGCCCTTGACAATCCGGTAGCCTTTTGAGATAATGATTATGTTGAAATTGATTGTAAGGAGCAAGAAATGATTCAATATATTACTGACGGCCGCAACGGCAAAGATGAACGAGTAATCCTCTGGCGCACTGGTGAGTATACCTATGAGTTAGAGATTGGCACAGGTATTCACAAAAAGAACCTAAAGTTCTATGAGACTGAATTCGGTGATGCGATAGGTTATTTCGATGCCGCTATTGCCAACTTCCAAGATTTGGAGAGTGTATAATGGAAAAAGTATTCATTGTGGTACAGAGAATCGCCTACGAAGGTGATACCGTAATGCGTGTATTTGGAAAGTACAAAGATGCCATTGCCTATGCTGACGAGTTGACAAAGGCTGAGACAATTCGAGCGGATTATATTGATTATGACGTTTTCGAGCGTGAGGTATATTAATCGTGGCTAAGTTTCAAACTAGAACCTACACCGAGTCCGTAGAGTACATAGGGAAACTTGCTACGCTACCCAATACCAATATCGATTCTGAGATAGCAACCGTGGCATTTATCTATCAACAGGATATATTCAAAGTGGGTAAGGATGTCATGCGTTTTGCTAGTAAGTGGAATAAACTGATTACCAAAGATGCCAATACAAGATGATATCCGCGAGGATGTATTAATCGCACAATTTGAGTTAATCAAATATTCCTCTCATTCTAGGGGAGAATATGATGCAACCGATCAATATTTCAATAAGTTCGAACTAAAATCTACCACTACAAATTCAGTATCCACGGCCCGTGATTTTTCAGATAAGCACATAACCAAGTGGAGAAAACAATACTTCATTATAGGAGTCTGGGATGATTCAATTTCACAATATACCAAAGTCTATTTCCTAGCGCCTATTCATATGTCAGAATGGCTGGATGATATAGAGCACAAAATTAATCAGAGGAAAGATATAGCGAATAGAGTAGTAAACTCCAACATAGTATATCCAGAAGAAAGAAAAATACTTGAAAAAATGCTGAGTAGAGGCTGTACGTTTAACTGCCCACCGATACCGCTAAAATATGTCCAAGCGAACGGTATTCCACTGTATAGTAAAGAGCAGTTGGATCAATTAGTCAATCAGTATAAAATAGACTATAAGCAACCGAACATGCCAAAAGGACTAGAACAGTGGCTTGTTTCCGCGTAATGCATTATATTGCATACTATCAGATACCGAATACCGATAGTTAAAATCTATTGCAAACGCACTACTCCGCAGGGTGCTATTTAGCGTCCAGTTCTGTGTACCCTTATGTCCGCTTGGCTTCCCGCCCGCCGCCGCACCGTTGCGTGTTTGCAACAGGCCGCCCAGGCTGCCTGCCCAGGCCCTTGACAATCCGGCGACCATTTGCTATAATGATTCCATAGTGAGAAATTAATCAAGGAGAAAGAAATGTTTATTTTAGAGTGTGTTGCAGTTCTGGCAGTAATAGCGATTTTGATAACCCCTACACCAACTACGTTAGGTTAATAAAATGGAAACCATTGAGATTGTGTTCGTGATTGCCACTATTATCGGTGGTGTCTATATTGTCTGGGATGCCCTGTACGTTTAATTGCCGCGATAAGCCCTTGACAGGACCGCGGCACCTTGGTATAATGATTGTGTAGTCAATGAGAAAGGTTTATATGATTATCCGTAAAGAGTATTTGAATGAAATTTCTGAGTTAAAGGCTGCAATCAAACCGATTCCAGGGGTTTATGCTGATGCTGAATCCTACGTGATTGATTCGATTGCCAAAACAATGAACCTCTGCGCGGCCGATGTTGCTGCTGCGATTAAAGCGTTTAAACTGTAAGGAGTCTAGAATGATTGCAGAATTTAATGATGCTGAGTTGGCGGCTGCGATAAGAGAATCCACCGCTACCCTGATTAAACCGAATAAGGTCCGCAAGATTGACCGCCAAGTTTACGGTGTAAAGAAAACCAAGACTTTTCTAAGAGGCACCGATGGCGATTCGAACGGATATCCTAAACTGAACTATTTCGAGAAATTTAGTACCCACAAATCATTGGGTCACTTTTAAAGGGGGGGCCCTCTAGACGGGGGCCCTCTATAGACGGGTCTGTATAAGGGGGGTGTGTATGAGTTGGGTCCTAGAAGGCATGCGTGTGAGGGGTACATATCTAGATGAGTTCCCAGTGGTGGGGACAGTGACATTATCTAGGGTGTGCTATGGTGGTGCAGTGAACCATCACGTGAGACTGGATACACCAATGCAGGTGTACAGTGCAATCCGTGAAACAGTAATAATTGATCATAAGGATGTGGAACAAGTATATGGCTAAAAAAGCAAAATTTACGGATGAGCAGATAGAACAGGCCAAGGCATGGTTCTTTGAGGATGAGAATCTGAGCATAGAATGGGGCTTGCGTCCTGCGGTGGGCCTCAACGGTCCGATTACAGTTTACAATAAGGTGGAACCAAATGGGAGCAATGAAGCGGCAAGTGAGTGATATTCTGGACATGTGGTGCATGGGTGCTACTATAGCCAGAATCTCCAAGGCCACGGGCTTGACACCCGATGTGGTGGAATATGTCATTAATGAATTCGGTGAGGATGTCATGCCCACCTAAGGGGGTGGGGGGCCAACTAAAACGCCTAGCGCAACTAAACCGTACTGAACGCTACAAGGAACATGCTATTTCAAAGAAACTTTTTCGAGGCCTATATTTCGGTCACCCCAAAATTTTTTTTCTGTAAAAAAACGGTGTTACCCCCTGCCGCAGAACGACGGCAGAACACGGTACACACTTGACAATTCACTGGAAATATACTATGATTGATTATTATACACTGAGGCGTATAGCACGATTCAAAGCATCGGGCTGTGCGCTATGTTGGTCTAACTGTACACATTTAAAGAGGAGTTTACCATGAGTATCAGAGTCCGAGCCGCACTATACGCTATTGGCTACTTTGTCGGTATCTTTGTTGTGGGGATAGCGATTAATGCTATTATCCCGTATCTAGAGCCGTGGATGGGTTGGACGGTAGTATTCGGGGTATTGTTCTACTGCATGTATTCACTGATGCTGACAGGGTTGGAGTTTGATGCCATGAAGAATACAGAAGAGAAAGCGAAGGATCCTAAAGCGGAGTTACTGCAAGAATGAACGACACCTTTATCGAGAAATGGTGGTCTGTACCCATTCTTGTTCATCGTGTAATGAATAAGAAATTGGCGAATATTCAGAATGAGATTGCAGCCGCACTTCCCTCGGTGATGGAGAAGGATTTGACTAACCCATGGAAAGATGGTGTTAAGACTGACTACAAGTATGGAAAGTTTTCTCGTACAGAGAAAGGCTTTCTTCATGAGTATAATTGCTCTACTCTTATACAGACCATTAATGAGCAGACAAATATCTTTTTAAAAGAACATGGAATTGAACCAACTACGCATAACTTTGAGATTCTGAATTCTTGGATAAACTTCTCAGAGAAGGGTGATTTTCAGTATGAGCATTCTCATGAGACAACTAAGTATTCAGATACCGAGATTTATCTGTCTGGAGCGTATTTCTATAAAACGAATAATCATGATGGTGATTTAACGTTTATCTCACCCAATATGATTCATAGAACCGAACTCGATATCTTTACTCAACCGCAGGCAGTGCATAAACCCATAGTGGGTAAGTTTCTTTTGTTTCCGTCTTGGCTGGGTCATAGAGTAGGATTGAATACCACAGATAGTCAGAGAATATCGATATCCTTTAATATCGGATTATATAAAACATATCTACCGAAGGATGAATAATGGATGAATGGAAGATAGGGCGACTTGCTGAGATTGCCGAAGATCGTGTGAAGTCACGACCAAATGGTACCTACGATACTCGCAAATTTAATATTGTGTTCGCGGAGATGATTGTGGCGATTTGTATTGATCTAGTGGAAGATTCTGTAAGTCATAGGGAGCCCGCCTCGACTTATGCGGATAGAATTCGTGAGCACTTTGGGATGGAGTTGACAGATGAATGATAATCTGAGAGAATTAGTGTTTGAAGCACATAGGCAGTGTGAGAAGAAAACCTATGGTTGGATGCGTAATCCAGAAGAGTTTCGGCAGAAGTTTGCTGAGGTAATTATACGTGAATGCGCTGAGATTGCACTGAGGGAGAATCATGATCCCTATGAATGTATTCTGAAACATTTTGGTCTGGATACAACTAAGACGGTTGATGAGACGTTGCGGAGGCGATCTACTTACTATGGGAATAATCCATGAATGATGATTTAGTTTATAGACTGAGAAAACGTGCCGAGATTCGTAGGCAGATACCCGGCCGCAAGTCTGTAGAAGAAGGTGCGCCCGATAGAATTGCTGATCTGTTAGAAGAGGCAGCAAGTGAGATTGAAAGAGTGAAAATCGTAGATGATGATAAGTTAATTCATGAGGCGTTTCGCAATGCAGAAGCATACCAAATACCTATGACAGAACAAGGTATGAAACTGGCAGATGCACGATACTATGGTTTTCGTAAAGGTTGGGCATATGCAAAGTTCTTTGGTGAACATGGGCATGTGGATATGAAAGAGCATTCAGAAAGGTATGACGATGAGTCCTGAACTAGAACAAAAACTGATTGACAAATACCCTAAACTGTTTTCGTCTAAACAGTTTTTTGGCTTTGAGTGTGGAGACGGGTGGTACGATTTACTCGACTATCTGTGCGGAGCAATATCGGAGTATACCTATTTAGATGTTATGTCTAAATCACCCTATGATTCCAATGAGATATACGTTGACCAAGTAAAAGAAAAGTTTGGTCAGTTGCGTT